AAGTATTGATTGTCCGTGCCCGCTATCTTGAGTAACTCCGCGTCTGGTAGTTTTTCAAGTTGTTCTACAGTACGGTCCAGATTGATGTTGATCTGGGTTGCATGCTCCGGGGCAAATAGACCGTGGAGCTTACATAAAGAATCAGTGATATTTTTCTCTTCAGTTGCGGTCACCGACTTACGGTGCGCTTCCAGGTACATGCTTGTAGCCGCCTGTTTATCGAACTTTATCTCCTCTCTGAATTCCCTACGTAGATGGGCCAGGGCCTTTTGTATAGCAGGTTTTTTAAATATCTTATAAACATGCTCAGTGTTCTGGTAACCGGCGGCCCTTCCCGCAGCAGCTTTGGACATACCGCGTAGGTGAAACAACAATAACCTTTCCTCTTGAGTGCTTAGCTCGTTCAAAGGTATATCAAGATATGGGTAGTGTGACTGTAGCTCGGCCCTTTCTTGTTCGAAATTTTCTTTTTTATCAGTCATTTTCTTTGAATTCTACTATATTTTTAGCCCACCAATACAATAAGTCCTCAGATAAATTATGTTTCAATACATTTACTCTACTGCAAACTAGTTGGATATTGCTAGGTATGTACCAAGTTTCTGGATCTATCCTATCGATAGAGGCATTCAAATCTTTTTTACCATTACCGTCTTTGTGGTATGTCATGAACAAACCTGTCAGTGCGCACCTGCCGTTTTGTGCTTCCCATATTGATAATAAATCTTCAACCTCTATCTCCCAAACTAGATCTTCGGTACCAGCATGGCGGGAATGTTTTAGGTGACTATATAGATGACGTAGATAGGCTTCTGGGGACTTACTTTTGTTTTTATTTCTTTGGCTCTGTAAACAATTTTTACAAAATTTTCTAGAGAATTTGCCATTGGCATTTGTCCCTTCAAAATCACTTTTTGGGAAAGTCTTTTTGCAACCCACACACTTCTTGGTGCTCATGCCATGCTACTTTATCCTATAAATTTTTTTTGTGAAAATTTTTTTGTGAAAATTTTTTTGTGAAAATTTTTTCAAAAACCGCGTACACACATTGTGTTACTATCACTATTCTGCCCTCCCGTCCCCGATTTTACATTTGGAACCTTGTTTCTATTTTTTTACGTGTGGAACCTTGTTTAGATTTTACCCCTGTAGTAATCATCTCACTTCGCTCCCAACGTAACCCTCTGGGTTACTCCAACTCTGTCTCGCTCTTGTGTGGTTACAATTCCGTGGCCACATCTTACTTATGGAGTATATATGAGTAATACAAAAATCATCTCAGTGGCGGTCAACGTCAACGAGAAAACTGGTTCGTTATCTTTGCCTATTCGTGGCAGTGAGAAAAACGCTGTCGATGGTAGATGGTATCCGCAACCTATCGGTAATCATTTCCTTAACTTCAATCCTAGCAAGGATAATCCGCAGGTCTTCGATGTTACGGTGAACATTCACCAACGCTTTCATAGAGATCTCTTCACTGCAGTGGTAGATAATATCAAGCTCACTGCTTGGTCCGCCAAAGATATGGAGGTCAGCAATGAAAGCTAAAGATTCTTCTATCCGCGGAATCGTAGCTAACGGAGCAAACATAGTCAGGAAAACTGGCTATGTTTCTTTCGTAGCTCTAGGTGCATCCATTGGCTTAGCTTCGAAATTAATCGATCAAGCTTATGAAGCAACTAAAGACGGCTACAAGGCATCGACTACCGAGCCAGAACCGCCAACTCCATCTATCGACATTGATAAAGAGTTGGAGACATTTCAAGAAAAATATGCAACCGAAATTACCGAGCATATGAATAAATTTGAAAGTTCTCTAAGTAGTACGCTATCTCATGAAAACTATGGGGAGTATATCTACAAACTCTATCTTGAGCATAAGAACGGTGAGTTAGGCTGGTAAAGCCACTAAGGACAGGCAGTACCGAATGTATTGTCTGTCCTTTTTTTTAGACTGGTTTCCGATAAGTGTGCCCTCCTACTATCATCACCTGCTATTACTACTATCATCACGTATGTGATGGAACGCCTAAGGATCGTTGATTAGTGTACTAGTACAAATATCGTAGGGAACAGGTGTACCGGGTGTACCACCTGTGTACCAGATAAATTTGTGCGTTGCGGTACACCGGGAGACGGTGTTCTCAAAGGCTATCCGCTAAAAATCCATCGTGTGTACCAGATGTACCACGAGTTTAGCGTTAGCTTTTAAAGATAGACCGTAGACCGTAGTTAAAAAACCATGTTTGTTTTGTACTTTTACCGGTACAAATGGTACACCATCAAAGAATCCTAGCTATCGCAAGGGTTTCCGGTGTACCAGCTAAATTTTAGTCGTGGTACACCTTTTCGACTATTGCTAGCAAAATCAATAGCTTAAGGTGTACCGGGGTGTACCACAAACTGCCCCAAAACCAGTGCTTATCCCCTCCGTGACCTTCCAGGCCACTCCACATCTGCTTCGGGAGGGTGTATTTTAACTATTAACTTATGGAGTATGTTATGAAAAATTTACAAATCAATACCATCAATGGCGATCGATACACGGTCGACCTTGATGTTTTATGTTATTCAGACGAGTTTCAGCGCCCGGCGCTAAGGCTTGTTGGTTCTGAAGGTTCTTTGTATGAATATGAACCAATCATGATGATTACCGCTAACTTGCCATCTTTCAATGAGGCTCTGTTAGCGAATGGCTGGCCGGCTCATTCAAAGTATGAAGATATGGGTTCCGATCATTTGCAAGCTGTTGCGGAACGCATGGGATCATCTTGGACTTTCGTTAAAAACTATGCTGAGAATAAAGGTATTCTGGCTCAGTTAGTTGATCTTGGTATTGTTTACGATACCGGTCACACTGAGGTTTCTGGTTACTGCGATCTCAATCTAGTTTTTATTCAAGATTGGCGTGTTGAAACATCGTATCGTGCTTATCGAAATCAAGCACAATTTTGGAAGGAGATTTAATTATGAAGTTTTTAATATTTATATTGGGATTGATTTTGGGTGCTGCGCTTGCTGCAGCTTGGTTTGGTGAAGCTATAAATGAGTTAAGCGTTACGGAATTTAGGCAACTTAAAAAGGAGTTAGATAAATGATTATGAACATTTGGCATGCGACCGATGAGAACGCTTGGTTAAGTAATCTTGCTTACCGTCCGTTCTTTTACGGTCGTCAGTATTATACAAGTGTCGAGCAAGCTTATCAGTCTTGGAAGAGTGGTAAGTTTGATCGTTATACCTACAGCAGAAATTGGTCTGCTGGTAGAAAGATACAAGGCAACAAAGGAACTAAGACCGATAACGATTGGAACTTAGTTCTTATGGGCCGGTTTATCTACATGAGTTTTGAGGCCAATCCAGAACAGGCCGAGAAACTTGTGGAGCTTGTCCGCAAGGGCGTAACGTTTACCCATGTGCAGGATAAAGGTATTTGGAGACGCATGTTTCCTGTAGTTTTGACTGCTGTGGGTAAATTTCTTATGGAGCAAGATTGTAAGCAACGCGCTTTGCAATCTTAATTATTATATGGAGAAAATCTATGAAAAATCATTTACCACGCGCATTTAGCAAAGGCGCAAAAGCAGGCGATCGTAAGGTCATTTCATCAACTCAAGTAAACGGTAAAACCGTAAGCCAACAGGTTGTTTATGTTGGCAACGGTGTTTCGTTTACTAGACATGAGAGGGCGAAATGGACTACAAGTTAATACTAGAACTTGAGCGTAGGCTCGATCATAAGAAGTTTACAGAGTGTGAGCTTTCTCTGGATAAGATTATCCACGAGGAAGCTAAGCATTGTGCAAGCAAAAGAACTCGAAGTGGGTCAAATACCTGATCCACTTCAAGGGTTGCATCCTACTAGTTAGGGTGTGTATTTTAACTTTTACTTACTATAGGAGTAATTAATATGGCTGATCTATTTGATCCAAGTGAGCAAGAGACTCAGGAACTCTTGCCTAAAACTAAATCTGACATGAGTGACTACACTGATGACACCATGGCAGATCCTGAAGGTGTAGAAAAAAGAATCACAAAGGCTGATGTCGATGTGCCTGATTTTTTCTTCAAAAGTTATGACCTAGATGACTTTGGTCAACCGACATTCAAGAAATCTCGTGTTAGCGAGATCATGAAGGTCTTTGATGCCAAAGTTAATACTCAAATGACTTTCAAAGGCGACAACGCTGAAAAGGAACAAGAGTATTTCGATCAACAATGTACTACCATTGCTGAAGGTCTAATGCCATTGCTTGAGGTTGACGCTCCAGCAACTGGTATCTCGTTCTTGCAACTATGTACTAGAACATGGGCTGAGTTCGTAAGCGTTGTTTACGAATACACAGATGCTATGGTTGGTATATCAGAGATACCTGATTGGTTGATGGAGAGAGAAGAAAAGATGGCCCAGCTTGGTAGAAAAGCTAGGTTGCTATCTCAAGCTATCTCATCTATGGACGACAAGTTTGGTTTGTCTAACACTTCACTAAAACGTGATCGTGTCCAAGCCGAAGTCGAGCGTAGACTTCAGAGATTGGCTGAGTGGAACTTCAACAAATATGCAAACTCATCTGGCAAAGTAGCTAGAGAGTTGAATGTACAGACTGTTAATCACATGAACTCTATCGCAGATAGCGTTTAATAACTCAACTCCATGAGTAAAGTCCTACCGCAAGTTTCAGCATGTTTAGCTTGCGGTAGGCATTTTTTTCGCTTTACCGAGTAAGGTGTGCTGTTTTTATAGGAGGTTATATGGCAACAAAAGAAAGATTATTTAGAGCTACTGTTACGGATGCTGCTAGCGGCAGTAATTTCGTAATTGAATTTTTAGCTCCATTCCCAGTGGAGGCTACAGTTGATTATCAGCAAATAGCACTAAGTAATCTAATAGCCCTGATCAATCAGGGTGTGATAAAAATTAGAGATATTGAACCCATTGAAATAAAGGAGGTAATACAGTGACAGACAATATTCATCAAATTAATTCTGACCAACTCAAGAAAGAGATTAAGACCAACATGCGTGTTGGCTTAAATACTATGATATGGGGTGGTCCAGGCATTGGTAAATCAGAGATACCACAACAGGTGGCAGACGAGCTCAACTGTAAGTTGCTCGACTTTCGTGCCAACCTTTTCGACCCAGTCGATGTTCGTGGTGTTCCCTATGTATCCAATGCAGAGTCTGGTAAGTTCACTAGTTGGGCAGCACCAGATATTTTTCCAATTGCAGAACGCGATGGCGACATCGGTATCTTTCTTATCGATGAGCTGCCAACAGCTCCCCCAGCTACACAGAATGCGTTTCTACAATTATTACTAACTCGTCAAGTTGGTGACTACACTATGCCTGACGGGTGGTCAGTGATATCAGCAGGTAATCGTCTTACTGACGCTGCTGCTGTGTATCAAATGCCCTCACCTGTAAGAAATCGTCTTATGCACTACGAACTCGAGCCTAACATCAATACTTGGTGTGACTGGGCTCTGCAACATGATGTTGATCCTACGCTCGTATCTTTCTTACGATTCAAACCTAACTTGCTCTACAGTTTCAAAGCTGATGAGTATGCGTTTCCAACTCCTCGTAGTTGGTCGTTCGTAGATAAACGTTTGAAACTAGAGAAAGATCATCGTGACGATAGCATGTTCTTTGGTGCATCTGCAGCAGTTGGTAATGGCCCAGCTGGTGAGTTCGTAGCTTTTGCTAAGATTGCTAACGAGTTACCAGACATCGATTATCTAATCGAAAACCCACACAGCTATAAACCAACTACAGATCCTGCAGTGATGTATGCACTTACAGGTGCAGTGGCTTCCAGAGCTGAAGATGCCAAGATGGATAAAATCATGGCTGTAAACAAGAAACTCCCAACTGAGTTTCAAGTGGTTCTTGTCAAGACGCTACTTGCTAAAGACAAGAGTTTATTCAATCATGCGTCAGTGCAGTCATGGGTGAGTGCAAACGCAAACGTAATACTATAGGAGTAATTATGGCGACAGTAAGAATGTCAGATGAGTTAGTTAACAGATTAACTGGTCAATACAAGCAGGACTATGATAAGACTAGTCCTAACCAAGAAGTGCCATCGCATGTTGGCGATACTATTTACAAACATACCATGGAGGTTGCTGTAGAAAAGTTTCGCAAACTTATGAAGGAAGTTCCTTCTGTTAACACTAATGAGGTAGAGAATAACTTCTTTAACAAAGATTCTAATATGAATGTCAAAGTTAATGCTTTTGAATACTCGCTTGACGATGACGGCCATACGGTAAAAGACGCTGTTGTTGTAGATGAAATTATACCTCTGTCTACAGAGAGAACTCAGTTTGGTATGGGCTATAGCAGCACAGTGACTTTGAATCTTTATAAAGAAGATCAATCAGTAACTAATCCAGATCTTCTTGAGGCAGTAAACAAAGTATCTGAAATTGCTTCGTTCAATCGTTTGAACTATTTTAATAAGAAACGAAAAGAATATAAGTTCACAGATACTTTGCGTAAGTTTACAACTCTTAACCAAGCACTCAAAGCTTGGCCTGCTCTTAGTAAAGTAGTCCAAGAAGCGTGGCCCGAGAAGATGGTTACTGTACATAAGAAGACTGAGCGTAGAGCGCAGGAAAAGAAAAACAAAGAAATGATGGATGGCGTAGCCCAAGAACTTAACACCGTCATTCTTGGTGGTAGTCTATTGGAGGATTAATGATACCTGAATTTACAAAAGCTAGATCTCGACTGTTGTTAGACCAGCCGTTCTTCGGCACGCTATGTCTACGGTTGACACCGGTCGAGACTGAAGAGATTGAAACAGCAGCAACTGACGGTAAGCAGTTGCTGTATAACCCTAAGTTTTTTCTTAGTCTTGCAGAACCCGAACGAGTGGGCTTACTAGCCCACGAAGTTATGCACGTGGTTCTATTGCATATGACTAGACTAAACGGTCGTGATCATCAACGCTGGAACGCGGCTGGTGATTATGTAATCAATCTGATTGTGCGCGATGCCGGTATGATTCTACCGCCGACTGACTTGCTAGATGATCGCTACGCTAATTGGACTACTGATGCAGTCTATGACGATCTTCCCGAAAACCCATTGAGTAATTTTATTAAACTTAAACCGTGGGACGGAGAGCAAGATGTTATCGAGAGTAATCAGACTATCAAAGATCGTGGTGCTTTTGAGGCTGAGATACAAGTTGCTGTACAACAAGCAGCTGAGGCAGCCAAGGCTCAAGGTAAACTGCCCGCTAATCTAGAAACTATTATTGAAAGTATCACCGATCCAAAAGTAGATTGGAAGACTGTTCTTGCTAGATTCTTACGAGCAAATAACAAATCTGATTTTAGTTGGGCTAAGCCAAACAGAAGATTTATTGCAAATGGTATGTA